TGAGCTTCGCGATAGTACCAATAGCAGCCGTGTTAGCCCACATAGCATCAACGAAATCATATGTTACATTACCGGACTCAACTGAGCCTGCCGCCAGAGGAGAGCTGTAGTTATTACCTTTACTATCCTTAGGCTGCTCACCTGCTGCGTATGATGCAACGCACTTGAATGTCTTATTGATTGCGGATACAGTCTCACTCCAGGTATTACCCTGCTGAGACGCGCCACTATTAAGAGAATATCCAGTAACAGCGCCTGATCTGTATCCTGATGTACCGTAAGCAGGATTAATACTACCTCTATTGAATGTAGCAGTCAAAGTTACTGCTAATGTAGCGCCAGTTTCAAGCAATTTGCTTCCACTGCCAGCCAAACTTACACTAGGATTGGTAAGTGTAGGATAAGCAATAGGATCCAGCATGTCGCGAAGAATATCTTCTAACGAAGTTCCTTCTTCATAAGTCGTACCAGATGTAATGCCACCAACTGTTACAGAAGCAGTGAGATCGTCTGTTAATTCAGCAGAGCCTCCACCAGAACCTCCGGTTGTAACTTCAAACACACCAACAGCATCAAAATATCCATTAAACTGGATAGCTACTGTAAATGTATCCAAAGCTTTAGCATAAACCATGCACATACCATGGCTAATCTGCCATCCGCTATCTGATGAACACACTATTTTATTAGTTGTAATGTTTGTGTTATTCTTTTTCAACGTTTTAAATGTTCCAACGCCATCACTTCTATTAAAGAACCACAGCAAATATACAGCATCTTTCTCAACATTGAAGTTAAGAGTAGGATCTACATAGTTGTTAGAAAACTCCGCATCTTTCAATGTCAAACCATTTATGCTGTTAGATAATCTAATAAGCATGATAGATGCCGATGTTCCGAAAACGTCAACATTAGAAGCTATGCTAGCTGCTATGCTATCGCCTGCCTCGAGATTCAGTAATACATACTTTGAAGCAATTCCATAACCTTCACTAACATAATAATCGCTAACAGTCTTAGCTTCTAAATTAACACTAACGGTGCACGACGTTAATGTAGGAAACGATTCAGAATTGCATATAGACAAGATTAGTATATATGCAGATGTCTGCTGCGCAGTGAAAATTGCAGAAAGTGAATTTACGTCATTTTCAGAAACAACACTTTCCTTATTAAGAACCGGGGGAGCAATTGTTGGGTTCGTAGCTTCCTGTATAACTGTTAAAAGATCAACTTCATCAACAATTGTAGCATCCCATGCTGCACCTGCAGCGTGAGCCGACTTAAACTTATACAGTCCGTCATTATAGATTACATATGTATCTTTTGTGTATGCTTTACTAGCATCGAAGAACTCTGCGCATACCATGTTCTCGGCATCAGCTAATCTTGACGTAGAAGCAAGACTTAAATCTGATGCCGATTTATTACCAGAAAGGGTAACTCCACCGATCTGGGGTTTGTTTTCAAGTAAATTGTAGTTTGTGGTTCCACCACCGCCTCCGCCACCTGCTTCTATTACTTCTTTTAGCTCCAACAAGAGCTCTTCTATTCTACTTTCCGGGAGGCCTTTATACTCTTCGCCGTTAATAGTAGCATAGAGGATTTTTTCTGTTCTACTCTGGGGAATATCAGCCATTGTAGTTGTCCTCCTTTAGTTTTTAATAAAAAGGGAGCCACTAAAGACTCCCAAAGTCCATATGAAATGAACCCTCAAACCGTTATTCAAACAATTCTTTGTTTAACTTGTATGCTACCCATGCGTCCAGCAGAGCAGCCACATTGTCTATCTTTTCTTCATAACGCTTCTTAAGAAGCTTTCTGTTACCATTTGTGTCTTCCAGTGTAACACAGTTACCCATAGCAAACTGCATAAGACTCTGGTCAAATATAAGTTTGCGATCTTCTGCGAGTATCTTTATTTCACCCAATGGAACAGTTTCTGTTTTCACACCTTGAGGAACTTTTACTATACCAAACTCTCCATTCTCTGTCGCCCAACGTTCTACAAAAGATTTTGCATTATAAGGATCATAACCGAAAGCATTTACATCGTATTTGCAATCTTCTATAAAGCGTTCCAGGTCATCATAAACCTCCATCATGTCCAAAACTGTACAATCCAGGATCATCAGACTTCCTTCTCTCATAAATTCTTCATACTTGAGTCTTGTTGCCATAGGAAGCTTAGCTAAAGTTCTGCTAGAAATATAACTGCGGGTTTTAACTCCGAAATCACCTCTTGGTAAAGGGAAAAGAAATGTGAAAGCACAGAAATCGTCACCCTGCGATAAATCTGCTCCGAGAGCACACGGCATTTTCCAAAAATCGTGTTTTCTGTGTGGTACAGTTTCAGCATATGTAAAGAAATATGTGTATCCTTCCATAGGAATTCCAAATCTCTTTGCAAGCATATCGTTTTTTGTGGCAGGGGCTATTTCAGCTCTGTCTATGTCTTTTAAATATGCTTCATAGCTTACAGTTTTTCCAAGATTAGGATTTGCTTTAAGCCAAATCTCTGGATAATCTTTTTTGCCTATTTCAACCTCTTTTATGTCGTCAAGACGATAATAGAAGATTGAAATATGATCGAAATTCGGAGAGTCATCGCTTCTGTCTCGAGATTGGTCTTTAAGAATGTCGAGAAGTTCCATCTTAATAGTATCGCCAGAACCATTACGAACTGTACCTTCTGAAGACATGGCAACTATCAAATAATCGTCCATCTTAGAAGCACCTTGCTCTATAGCACCTATAACGTCTTCTCTTATATCACCAGAAAGCCATTCATCAACTGTTGAGACTTTTGGGCGAAGGCCCTGAAGTTTGTCTATAGACATTGGACGGATCTCAAGAAGTGATCCGGTTATGAAATTTTCTATGCCTTTCTTTGTAGATGCTAACTTTTGCCGATTAGCTTTGTTTCCAGTAGTATTCTGAAGACTACCTTCGGTTAACATTTTAAAGAAAGGCCCTCTAGCACGAGCTATCGACGTTCTTATTGGAGATAATACTTCTTCCGCTTGTCTCATAGTCGGAGCCGTTGTTATCTGATGTGTCGTAGATGTATCGACATTTAGAAAGAAGTTTTGAATACAGCTACCATACATAGATTTAGCCGCTCCTCGAGCAACTATTAGATACTGCTTTTTTGTAAGTCTTTGTTTTACTCTCTTTTGCACATAACGTCCTGGAGATCCATTAGTTCCTGGAACAAATATAGTTCTTTCTACGAAGTAATACCATCCAAAAATTTCTTCAGCCCATAGTTTAAATGAATCCAATAAATATAGATCTGATCCATCGGTTAGTGTTAATTCGCTTTCACAGAATTTCACCCATCCTTCTACTGCTCGATCATCATACCAGTATCTTGGATCTTCTATTAGTCTATCTATTCGATTCATCTCCATTTCTATTGTTTCACAAACTGGAATCTCCCCGTCCAAAACTTTTTCTCTGAATTCGCCATAATATCTTGGCACTGCTGTATTAGAAAGCATTAACATCACCCTTTCTTTGTTGTAAAATATGTTAATCTTCTACCTTTGGCCAAGTATCAACTTCTACATTAATCCTCCAGATCTGCTCGTCTAACTCTTTCTTCAAAAGATCCTGAGTAAACGAATTTTGTGGAGGATCCCACAGTAATCTAACTTGCATATGCACAAAAGTCTTAACTAAGTTAAGAATTTTGCTTGCGTTGTTTCCTATAAAATCCTCCCATTTTGAAGTTGTTGGATTAGCCATATCTAACTCGTAACCTTCACTAGGACCAACACCTACTTGAGTTAGTTTTGCTAATGCTGAATTAATATAGATTATTATGTCGGTATCAAAAGCGTCATAATCCGGCTCCATACCAAGCATAAGTTTTACCGAATTGTAGATCCCTTCTGTATCAACTATAGGTTCGTTCTCATTTACGTTATCGGCCATGCTTTGCACCTCCGAGAATCGTTATTTCCATCAATATCTCCTTCTATAAAGACGTTGAGATACTCTTTCATGCAGAAACCTATAGTTCCATCGGCAAGCTGAACCTTATACCATATGTCATCGTAATCTGAAACTATGATTACTTCGTCACCCTTGTTTATGAGCTTTATAATGTCTCCTTCCGGAGCATTCCTAACCCTAAGCTGATCTATCTTTATTACTTTTCCTTTGAGATCCGCCTGTGGAATCTCGAGATTCGCATCTTTGAGATCTTCATTATTCTTATAAGAAGACTCCGTCTTTGTAGCATTCTTGTTCTCTTTTACGAACTTATCATGCTTCTTTTTCTTGGAGTAGTTCGTGTATTCATCTTTATCATCCATGTTAACAACTTTTAATCCCATCGATTTTTCTCCTTTCATTGTAACCAAGGACATGTGTCATTTGGTTTTCTTTCTATAAGATTAGTGCGTATTAACAAACGATCGTCTCCATAATGTATGGCGTTATGAGTTTCGTGAGAAACCGTTATCAGATAGTTGGTGTCGAACAATTCGTCTCCGCCTTCTTCTATCTGATCGAGTGTTAAAGGATTCATATGATGCACTATAATCTTTCCCATAATTTCTCTATCTTCTATTCCTAAATCACAACCACCATCTCTTAGTATAACCTCTCGCCTTGCATGAAGCCATTCTTTTGATTTGTAGAATGCCTGATTAAAGAACCGATCCCATCCAAAAGTTTCTCCTCCTACCTTTCCTCCAAGTCTAAGATAATTGTATCTTTCTTCAAAAGTTGGAAGGAGGATCAATTCTTTATAAGTTCTTAATCGTCCCAACTGTCTTCTCCATCGTCAATTCCGGCATAAGTCTTAAATGCCTTCATAGCTTCTGCATATGTTTCTGCTGATGTTTCTGCATTCTTTATGGCTGTGTTTTTAGTAGATAGTAATTCTGTTTCTTTTGCTAGTTTCTCTCTTTCGAGCCTAGCGCGTTCTGTTCCCATCTTTAAAAAATGAGTTATAACTGATGGCGATGCTGTTCCGGCTCTCAATTGCGATTCAGCAAGTTTAAAAGATTCTTCTATACATCTTTGTTCTGCTAATTCTGGTGTAAGAGCTGGTGGCCGATCATAATCTGTAGATTTTACTCTTGCTTGCCTCATAAAATATCACCTCCTTTTAAACTATTGTATACAGACAACACATACTCTGAATACGGGGAGGATCTTTTGCCATAAGATTGTGCTCCGCCTTCTCCTTTACTGTAACAAACTAAAGCATATGAAATATCGTTATACTTATGTATAAGGCCAGAAAGATAAGTAGCTCCAACTCTTATGTTTTTGTACGGATCAAACAAATCCTTAGTAGAATATCCGTACTGTTCCATTGTAGTTCTATGACATGATGGTATTAGTTGCATAAGTCCTATCGAACCGTCACCTCTTGCATTAGGATCATCCTGAGATTCAATCTTTATGATTGCTCTAATCAAATATGGATCAACATCTAACTCGGATCCTATAGAATTACACCATCCTAATATCTTCTGATCAATCGTCCTTGTATCATCTAAGTGATTTAGTACTATGGGATCAGGTTTTGTAACGGCTATCTGCTCCAAAAATATGTCTGGCGACTCATTTGAAACTATTATGTCATCTAGTTCAGCGTTCAATTGCATGTTAATCTCATCGAAAGGGAATATAAGACTTAATGTTAGTAACAAACAAGAAACTAACAACGGTATAGTCTTTACAAACTCGGTAAATTCCATAATCAATGAGAGATCTAAATATGTTTTGGTGGCTTTCATAACACTTTATTCTCCTTTTAATATAATTGTAATTAGTTTCGGTTAAGATGATAGGACTTTTGGTATACTTTAAAAGGGTGCTGCCGGGGCCTGAAAAGGAGTTTAGGCAGCCACCATACCTACTAAGCCCCGGCGGTATCACCCTAACCGAAACCAATTCTTAAAATATCCCCCCGGAGAAAATATAAAG